TAATAACTACAACTTCTATATTAAACTTAGCTACAACAAATGTAGCTATAGTTACTGACGTAGATACAGATGTAATAACTACAACTTCTATATTAAACTTAGCTACAATAAATGCTAATGTAGCGGTTAATGATGATACAAATGTAACAGCTACAACTTCTATACTAAACTTAGCTATAACAAATGTAGCTATAGTTACTGATTTAGATACTACAGTAACTACTAGCTCCAGTATATTAAACTTAGCTACAATAAATGCTAATGTAGCGGTTAATGATGATACAAATGTAACAGCTACAACTTCTATACTAAACTTAGCTATAACAAATGTAGCTATAGTTACTGACGTAGATATAGATGTAATAACTACAGCTTCTATATTAAATCTAAATACAACAAATGCAGCTATTAATGATGATACAGATGTAATAACTACAACTTCTATATTAAACTTAGCTACAATAAATGCTAATGTAGTGGTTAATGATGATACAACTGTAACAGCTACAACTTCTATACTAAACTTAGCTATAACAAATGTAGCTATAGTTACTGACGTAGATACAGATGTAATAACTACAGCTTCTATATTAAACTTAGCTACAACAAATGCTAATGTAGCGGTTAATGATACAAATGTAACAGCTACAGCTTCTATATTAAATTTAAATACAACAAATGTAGTTATAGTTACTGATTTAGATATAGATGTAATAACTACAGCTTCTATATTAAACTTAGATATAACAAATGTAGAAGTTAGCCTAGATATAGATGTAGCAGTTACAGCATCTACTTTAAATCTAAATACTACAGATGCTAGTATATCTGCGGATATAGATACTGCAGTATCTGCCAGCTCATCCATACTAAATTTAGCTGTATCTAATGCAGATACGTTTACCAATACTTCAGCAGTCGGAGCAGAATTAAGACTAAATTTAGTAACCTTAGCCTCAGAAATATCTGTAAATACTGAAGTTGTAGGGGCACCGAGGGTATTAAATATATTAGCTACAAATACTGTAGTAGATGTATATACAGAAGCTGTGGCCAGCACGTCAACCCTTAATATATCTGCAAACGATACTACTATATTATATATTACATCTTTTACTAGTTTAATAAATGTAGAGTCTCCCAATACTAAATATGGTGTAGAGGCTTTCGATACTAAATACGGTGTAGAGGCATCATATACTAAATACGGTGTAGAGAGTATTAGTAGAATACCTGTGGTGGAAGATACTAGCAGAAATATACTAGTTAAGAGATCAGACCATAAGTATACGGTAGAGGGTATATACAATAATACTAAAATTAATAGAACTTACTAAGATGCAAATATATTCAGCAACATCAAAGAAAATACCTACAGCCTCTGCTTTACACGACCCAAATGCAATCTTACTATATGGGTTTTCATATAAGCCGTCTGTATGGGAAGCTAATACCGTATACGGCACAGAAATAACTGTAGTTATACCTACAGTATTTAATGGTTTTGAGTACCAAGTTATTAGTAACGGTATTAGTGACGCAGTTACAGAACCTGTTTGGCCTACTACTGTAGGAGATACCATAGAGGACGGTTCGGTAACATTTAAAGCAGCACACTATACTAAATACTTAGCTAATAGTGATACAATAGTTGCTAGTACTTGGTCTGCTACAGATAGTGTAACAGTATCTAGCGAAGCATATACTGCGGACGGACAAACACAGGCTCTAATAGGGCCAGTACCGGCAGGCGTAGAAGAATTCACTATTACTAATCATATTACAACATCTACGGGTGAAGAAGATGATAGATCATTACTTATAAAGGTTAAAGAACGTTAAATATTATACACAGTTTACTATACTCCAAGCCTACTATACTTGTTGAAATATAAAAAATTGCTTGACAAATTCTAAATTGTATGGCATAATAGGTGTATAAAATAAAGATATAAAATTTTTAAGGTGACTAGGTTTAGCGGCTGAATAATGTCTTTCCGGGGCATGTGTTACCTTACCTTATATACACGGAAATTATCGCGGGAATAATTATGCCAAAGAAGAAAACACACGAAAAGTACCTTTTAGAAATAAAGGGATTTATTGAATGTCGGATTTAAAGCGTGATATAGTTAAGTATATACGGGATGCGAGCAAGAATAAATACCCAAAAAAGGTACTATGCGCCATATGCTCAACTACTGAACAGCTAGAGCTCCACCATTATAATACTTTATCTCTCTTATTGGCGAGAGACTTGAAAGGTAAGCCTGCTGTAGATTCCGTAGATAAAGTAATGGCATATAGGGACGACTTTATAAATGTATATAGCAAAGAAATATTTATAGATGTAGTATGTCTTTGTAAGAATTGTCATAATAATAAGCTGCATAAAGTATATGGTAAAGTACCTGCGCTTAGTACAGCTTGTAAACAACCAGACTGGGTAGAAAAAATGAGGACTAAGCACAATGCGTTGGCCTAGAACTAGGTGGAGTAAGCCTAAAAGACAAGAAAAGCTAAATCCAGCACAAGAAGATATTCAAAATGACACAGGATCACAACACTGGAGCGAAGCTAATGCCTACTCTAGTAAGCTAGCCTTCCAAAATATTCCAGAAGTACAACGTGGGGTATGTTTAATTGTTGACTCTTGTGCAGAGATTAATATAGATGTTAAAAAGAAGGTAAATGGGGTAGGTTTAACAGAGTCTGTATTAAAGCCCGCAAAAATTAATAAGCTACTTAATTACGAACCAAACCCTTTCCAAGATATCAACCAGTTTAGAAGTAATATAATCACGGACCTAATTTTAGACGGTGACGCTTTTATATACTGGGACGGAGCACATCTATATAATATACCAGCTAATAAAATGGAGATAGTGTCTCATCCTAGAACATTTATAGACCATTATAAGTATGGAGAAACTATATTTCAACCAAATGAAATTATACATATCAAAGAGCCTAATGCTGATAATATGTATAGAGGAGCTTCTAGACTTAAATCCGTAGAATCTAATATTAAACTTATAGGTCAAATGACAGAGTTTCAATCTACATTTTTAAAGAATGGAACTGTTAGTAATATAGTTTTACAAACTGAGTCGGTACTAAGCCCAAAAATTAAAGAAAGAATCTTAAGAGACTGGTCTAGAAAATACAGTGCTAATAGAGGGGGTAAACTGCCTATTATATTAGACGGTAACTTCCAAGTGAAAACACTTGGGGCAGAGACTATGAAGGAGTTAGATTTTGAAGCTTCTTTAGAGATTAATGCAGATGCAGTTTTAAAGGCTTTGGGAGTGCCAAAAATTCTATTAACTAGCGGTAACAACGCTAATATAGCTCCTAATGTACACTTATTCTATACTAGTACAGTACTGCCTTTAGTTAATCGCACTATTGTAGCCTTAGAAAGATTTTTTGGCTTTGATTTAAAAGTTAATATTGCGGACGTAATAGCACTAAGACCTGAACTAGCTCAGCTATCTACATACTATTCAACATTAACAAATGCTGGAATATTAAGCAGAAATGAAGCTAGGGTAGCTCTAAGATATCCAGAAGTAGATAACGATATCGGTAATAATTTATTCTTACCACAGAATATAGCAGGTAGTGCACTTGACGGAGGTGTAGGTGGCAGACCTACTGGAAGCGATTCAGCTGTAGAACCAGCTAATCAAAACACAAACCAAAATGACGTACAGAACGAATAGACTATGAAAGATAAATTTAATAAACAATTTAATATAGATGCTGTAGGTGTGAAATCTTTTGAAGATGACGCAGGCAACACCTATATTGAAGGTTACGCAAACACAATAGATAAAGATAGGGGAGGAGATGTTGTCTTAGAGCAGGCATGGCTAGGAGCTATGAAACATTTCCAAAACAACCCTATATTACTAGCCTACCACGACCACAGTAAACCAATCGGAACAGTAACAGATTGGAAAGTGGACTCTAAAGGGTTATACGTTAAGGCAAAAATTAGCGATACAGCAAAACAAATTAAAGGACTCATAAAGGAAGGAATCCTGAAAGCGTTTTCAATAGGCTTTACAGTAGAAGATGCAGAGTACAGACCAGAAACAGATACTTTTTATATAAAGGCTTTAGAGCTTTTAGAGGTATCAGTCGTATCAGTAGGTATGAATCAAAACTCACTATTTAGCGTGAGTAAAAGTATTGAGTCTAAAGAAGACTTAGAAGAATTTAAACAATTATATAGTAAAAAAGAGGTCAATATGACAGAAGAAGAAAAATTAGCCGCTGCGCAGAAAGCAAAAGCTTTAGAAAACGCAGGTGCTTTTGATATAGAAGGCGCTTTCAAAAATCTAACCGAAGCACTTTTAAAAGCTCAAACACCAGCTCCAGCAGCTCCAGCAACAGTTTCAGATAATACTGAAAAACTATTATCCGATATTGAAAAAAGATTCGAAGAAAGACTAGAAAAACAAAATCAAGATAGTAAAAGTGTTCTAGATGGTCTACACTCAGAATTGAAAGAAAAAGCTGATGAACTAGCTGCTATGCAACGTTCAAAAATGAGCTTTACAGCTTCTCAAGGTGACAATATTTCTCGCCAAGAGAAAGAAAACGCTATTATCGCGGCAAAAATCTTAAATAAAGATATTAAAGATACAAAATATGGTAAAGAGCTATTAATTAAAGCAGGTAGCACTGGTAACGACCATATCCCTAGTACAGATTGGGAAAATGAATTCCAAACTAATGCAGTTGATGATATACGTAAAAGATTAGTGGTAGAGCCTCTATTCAGACGTATTATGATGAATACATATAACCTATATATTCCAATCAATCCAGATCCAGCGTCTAGCGAAGTTACTTGGGTACAACGTGCTGCATTTGGTACAGCTAACTCTGGCGGGGCGGCACAAACACAAGCGCTTACAGATACAACTTTAACAGCTTATAAAGTTGCTACAAAAGAATACCTAATGGACGAAGAAGAAGAAGATTCTATCTTAGCCGTAGCTGGTATTATCCGTGACGCTATCGTTCGTAGAATGGCAAAAGGTGTTGATAAAGCATTATTAGTTGGTGTTGGTAACGGTACTACAGACCCAATTACTGGGATTTCAAAAATCGCAACAACTGCTGGCGGTGTACAGGTAACAACTCAATCAGGAACTTTAGCGGCCACTGATAAAGTTACTGTAGCTAAATTAGCTACTGTCCGTAGAGGTCTTGGTGAGTGGGGTCTAAATCCACAAGATGTTGTATATATCGTTAGTAACGAAGCATACTTCGATCTATTAGATGATACTGATTTCAGAACAGTTGACTTAGTTGGTAACAGCAATGCTACTATCTTAACAGGTCAAATAGGTTATGCAAATGGGTCCCCTATTATAGTTTCTGGTGAATTCAACGCAAAAGGTGCTGATGTTCCTTATGTAGTTTGTGTTAATAAAGCAAACTTCATCGTTGGGGAACTAAGAGGTATGAAATTAGAAAGAGATAGAAATATCGAAGAACAACGTTCTGTATTGGTTGCTTCAAGAAGAATAGGGTTTATAGATATTATATCTGGTGCTGGTACATCTGTACTTACATACCCTTCAGCTTAATCTGATAAGTAAGTAGATACGGGGGTGGGAGAAACCCTACCCCCTATTACTGAGGATAAATAATGCCAACGGATTTAATAACATTAGCAGAGTATAAAGAATATAAGGGTGTAAAATCAACATCTGATGATACAAAAACTTCTGCACTAATCACAAGAGTCTCAGAATTTATAAAGAGATTCACTAATAAAACTTTTATAGATTACTCTACAGCACCAAAAACAGAATATCATAATGTAAAAAACGAAGAGTGGGTTTTATTAGGGGAGATACCTATAATAAATGTATCCTCTGTAGCAACAAGTATTGATGGCGGGGTAACACAAACAGACCTAGACGAAGATGTCGATTTCTTTACAGATAAAGACTTAGGTATGTTATTTAGCAATAGCTCTACCGGATATTTTACAACCACTGGAGTAGGGCATAAATCTCTAGAAGTAACATACACTGGGGGGTATACAGAAACCCCTTCCGATATTAAACAAGCAGCTTTAGACTTAGTTTCCTATTATTTAGATAATGAGTTTACTCCCAAAAGGCAGTTTTCTCAAACTACTATTGAGAACTTTAGCTTTAGAGCGGCAAATGATGTGAACCTTCCAGGACATATCAGAAGGATATTAGAATTCTACCGTGAGCTTTAAAAAGTTAAAAAGCAGCGTTATAGTTGCTTTACGAAATACCAAAGCTAAATTCTTTGAATCCAATCCTGTAGATAAGATAAAGAAAGCTCAGGAAAAGTGGGAAAATTATGTAGACGATAAAGAAGCTGCATATCAAAGAATAAGAGAAAGGCTCGATGAGGCAGGAGTACACTTGCCCTCTAGTGAAGAGTTAGAGCAAGACCTTACACTTAACCTAGCCTTTATTAGGGGCAGAACAGCAGATGGTGGTTTTGAAGGTAATCTAAAAATGCAAGTAGAGTCCTCAGGACCTATGAGCAAAAGAACTAGAGATATTATATCTGATAAGTTTTTTAATGATAAACAGACTGAAGATGCTATTACTACATTTGTTACTGAAGAGTCGGATGATATGCTTCAGGAAGTTAATGCCGACCTACTAAATATCCTAGATATTAATAAGAAAAAGCCTAGGAAAAAGAGTAAAAGAGTAGTAAAGAAAACTTCCAAGGATAAAATTGGAAAATTAGTAGACCCTCATATAGCTAAAGCTGTTAAAGAGGCAAAATCTTTTAAAAGAGCTTCTACATCTGATAGAGCCAAGCTTAAAGACCAAATAAATGCCATATTAGAATATCATGTATCTAGAAACATGGAATCCTCCGCTGCTCCCTCTAGTAAAGAATACCTTAGATATCAGACTGGTAGATTTGCTGGGAGTGCAGAAGTAACAAAGATTCCTACTAGAACTATATACTTTACGTACCAGACTTGGCCTTATGTTGTGTTTGATCCTAAAAAAAGTAGGCATAGAGGTTTATCAAGTTCTGGGCGTAACCCTAGAAATATAATATCTGCTGCTTTATCAGATGCACTACATGCTTTAAATATAAAACAACCCTATACTTTTAGACAAGATCATAGTGTTGAGGATTAAGGATTAAAAATGGCAACAAAAAGAATAGCTATACGGAATAAACTAGCTGCTTTATTAAAGACTGAGTTAGACGGGAGTACATATACATCTAACTGCTTTGAGACAGTCGAAACTAGACAGGTATTTTGGGACGAACTTACATCTTTTCCAGCTCTTGCAGTAGTTAATGGGAGAGAGACAACCACTTATTTACCAGCTTCCTTTACATGGAAATACCTTAATATCTTAATTAAAGTATTTGTTAAAGAAGACGATGAGGGGGTTCAACTCGAACAATTCTTACAGGATATAGAGTCCATTCTAGACGCTAATAATAGCTTAACGTATGAGGTAGGCAAAACTACTGAACTAATAAGTATCGTATGTTGCGATACTGATGAAGGATTGCTCTATCCTTACGGTGTAGGTGAGATATCTATAATAGTTCAGTATGATAATAATATGTACTAATAAAGATTAATTAATAGAAACAGCTAGGTTAACGTAACCAAAAAGAGTCTATCCAACTCCCGCTGTTTCTACCTTATTTAAATGGATAAAATTTTTGGGGACAAAAATGGCAGCAAAATTAACAACAGAAATAATACAACGACGTATTGACGATAGTACAACAGTAAACCTTTATGTTTTAGAACCTTATACGGGGGCAAAAATAAAGTTTTTAGTACGATGCGAGACTTGTTTAACAGAAAAGTACACTACTTGGAATAGTATAAATAACTCAATATCTAGCTATAGCACAGGCTGCAATACCTGCTCTAGAACTAAACTTCCTAAGCAGTATATTAAAGAACTTAAAGGCAGGAATATAACTGTACTAGAACCCTACATAAATAATAAAACAAAAATAAAGCATCAATGTTATATATGTAGTAATATTTGGTATGTTACGCCTACTCATATACTAACTGGTAGGGGCTGCTCTAATTGCTATAATAAAAAACGAACAAAAACACACAAAGAATATACAGCAGAACTTAAAGGCAGGAATATAACTGTATTAGAGCCTTATATTACTGCGAGAGTAAAAATCCAGCATAAATGTAACATATGCGAAAATGTATGGAAAGCTCAACCTAATGATATACTAAGGGGTACTGGTTGCCCCCCATGTGCTTTAGTATCTAGATGTAAACAACGAACAAAAACACACGAAGCTTATACAGCAGAACTTAAAGACAGAAATTTAACTGTACTAGAGCCTTATGTTAATGCAGGAACTAAAATAAAGCATCAATGTAACATATGCGAAAATGTATGGAAAGCTCAACCTACTAATATACTAACGGGTACTGGTTGCCCCACATGTGCTTTAGTAATGAATCAGATTCACTGGAATAAAGAAAGAACACCTGAGCTTAAACAAACCGCTTCTAAAATACCATGCTCACTTTATATTTTAGAGTC